CCGCATACCGGGTAGGACCACCTCACATGAAATCATGCAAAAATCCACCTAGCCTAGCTTCATCTAAATTGTCTAGTCCATGAACAACATCATGCACAAGCTGCACCACTTCAGAACCAAAGAGACCAGTTCTACTCTCGTAAAAACAAGTCAAATCGGCAACAGTAGCAACCCGTTCAGGTTTGAAAACGCGCTGTGCGACGCCCTCCACTCCATAGCGGTAGAACGCCCCGCGCGCAAACCAACCCAAATCCAACAAGCCAACAAAACCATGTGCCGTGAGCTCCAAATAGCGATTATAAAACTCTTTCGCAAGAGCCGGGCTATACCGGAACTCATACGCATAACTCAACGCCTTGCCCGCCAAATAAACCTCATCAGAGACGGCTTGATTTGACGTAGCGCGGACGTTAAAGCGACACATGGCCTTGCCGACAAGTGGAAGCATAACATGTCCATGGGCCGTGGGTACGAAATTACGGCTCAAAAAAGTAGTGTCACACAAACGTGAAAACACCTTGACTTTGGCATCCATCCTGGCCAACTTGGTGCAATATTCATACTCCCGCCGCACATTCTTATTCCTCGCAGAAAAAGAATTGTCGAGACGCATGGTCATATCGTCACCAAGGACCAAAACGACACCCTTTGAACCGGTCCGTAAGATGAAAGCATAACAAATCGTAGCATTCCACATAGTGTTACGGAAAGTGGTACTTTGAGCACCAGTAGCAAGCTGGTTCCGTACCATTCCCACAACACCATGTTTGCGTGTTGTTATCCTGATGTTGTTCGCAACAATCAGGAGACTAGAAAGCCACACAGGTGCGCCAAATCTAACAAGCCACATTATCTCCATCAAGTGTACATCAGACACTTGTGTCATGTCATTAGAAGAAAAATCCGACTCGATAAACTTGCACTCACTAGGCATGTGGTCTTCCATAGCCTCCACGATCTCGTGAGGAGTACTCTTGTACCCACCACGGAAACGAACCCCATCAGGAGAACGATCACCTTTCATTGCATCAAACATGCGTTTAGTGCACTCTTGCATGATGGGACCCAACAATGCATTATGCAAATCAGAACTCTGGTAAATAATACGCGGAGCCCAGTTGGGATCATGTCTCTTCAGCAAGGCCTCAACCTTGACAAAG